TGATATGCCATCAGGAACACCAGGTTCTTTCGGTACCCCACAAAGAATTGGTACCACGCCAAATGCTCCAGAAGAAAAGCCATACAGCATTGAGCAAGATGTTCAGGGTTGTAGCGGTTATGCAGTCGTTAAAGTTGGAGAAGGAATTGTTTCAGGTGGATGCCATCTGACTCTCGCCGAAGCACAAGCACACCTTGCTGCTTTAAATGCAGCAATGCAGGGAGAAAAGGACATGCATGAAGAAATGCAGGGTCCAGAAGTTGTACCTCACCAAGAGGAGATGGTTGAAGGTCTTGCCGAACAGCAGGAGATGGGTCTTAACCCACGCCAGTTCACAATGTATGACCTGTTTGAAACTATGGCTGAAGAATTCGGTATGTGGGACCAAGGAAGTGGCGCTAATGGCGCTCACTACATGGAAGAGAATCCATTTGCTTCAGAGGGCATGAAGTGTTCTAATTGCGTCTTCTTTGAGGGTGGAAAAAAGTGCGAAATTGTTTCTGGAAATATTGAGCCAGAAGCAATTTGTAAGTTGTGGATTATCCGTGAAGAGTTGCTAAACAATCCAACAGTAAGCACTGAAGAAACTGATGGAATGAAATCTGCAGAAATAGAAGAAGAAGTAAAAGATGCAGGTCCAAACGGACGAGTTATAGCAACCCATAAAACTGATGTAAATACTTCACGGGCTTGGGATAAGACGGTTCCTTTTCGCAATATGAAATCACCAGCAACTCCATCTTATTACAACAGACTGTTTGCATTCCAAAATCCAAACACCGATGGAACCCGCAAAACTCACTACAACTTCATCCACCACTATGTCGGAAATGATGGAACTCCAGGAGAGGCTTCGTACTCGGCGCTGATTAATTCAATGGCTGTTTTGAACGGTGGTCGCTCTGGAACAGTTCTTCGTGGTGAGGCACGCCGTGGTGTTTACAATCACATTGCTGCGCATTATCGAGACGCTGGGAAAGAACCACCAGAACTTAAATCCGATGAGTTTGTTGACTATGTAATGATTCAAAAAGGAATTATTACTAAGCCACTCAGCGAAGACGCTGGTCTTGAGGTTAAGGCTGAAGGTGGACCAATTCCTTCGCATTCAACCGCGGTTCGTGACGATGAAACACTCGACCGTTCCGCCATTCTGAACACTCGTTCACCAGAAGGCAAAGATTATTATCGAAAGATTTTTGCCTACCATACACCTGGAACAGATGGCACTCGTAAGACCCACTACACATTTATCCATCACCATGTTTCAGAAGACGGTCGCCCTGGAGCAGCCGCTTATTCAGAGTTGAAATCTGAAATGGCAATCCTCAACGGTGGACGCGGTGGAACGATACTTCGCGGAGAAGACCGCAAGGCTGTGTACAATCATCTCGCCCGTCACTACCGTGACTTCGGTAAGAAGCCACCTGAACTAAAGTCAGATGGGTACATTGATAATGTTATGATGCAAAAAGGCCTCATTAGTGAGCCACTATCTATCACGGAGAAAACAGATGAGCAAGATTGATATTGAGTCGTATAAGTCCTTTGTTGGGCAGCAGGCTCTATTGAGCGATGACAGCATTGGCATCATCGTTGGAATCTCCGAAGATGGACAGGCGCTTGTGCAGAAATGTCTTGACATGGAAGGACTTGAAGAGACAGACGAAACTGTTTTAATTGCAGTTGAAGATGTAAAACTTCGCACTTTTGTGGTCATGGAAAAAGTTGATGAAGGAATGACCGAAGGAGCGCTTGTTTCGTGGGAGACCTCAAACGGCACATATTACGGCGATATTCTGTCGTCATCGGCAGAGGGAACTGTTCGCGGTGAGCCGCAAGGCCTTGAAATTGAAGGCTCAGCAGAGCGCCCAGCCTATGTAGTGCGGGTTATGATGTGGGATGAAGACGAATGGATGCCTACTAATGTTACTGTAGTAGCATACGGTGATGCATTGACTATGGTTGAAGAACTTCCAGAGCCAATGGATGAAGAAGACCCAGAAGATGAGAACATGCCAGAAGACGAAATGTCAATGGTTGAGGATAACGAAAAGAGCATAAACATGAACATTGAAGCACAGATTGCCGAGATTGTTGCACGCGAAGTTGCTAAGGCTCTTGCTGCAATGAACACCGCAGAAGTAAAAGCAGAAGAAATTGCTGTTGAGACCAAGTCGGATGAAGCCGCCGAAGCAGTTGCTGAAGAAGTAGTTGCTGAAGTTGCTGTCGAAGAAGTTGCTGCAGATGCACCAGCAGAAGAAGTAGCAGTTGAAGCAGCAGTAGAAGAAGTCGCCGCTGAAGAAGTTGTTGCTGAAGAAAAGTCCGAATTGGTTCAGATGGAAACAGCAGAACTTTCGTTCGATGACCTTAAAGAGTTTCACGACCTCATCAAAGTGCTATAGTATTCACGGGCGTTAGTAGCGCCCGTGGAGGGGTTGTGGATATTGGCAAGGAAATAGCCAGAGTTCAAAAGAGCACGACAATCGGCAAGGTAGATAAACTTTTGGCATCTTTGAGTGCAAAAGATTCTGCTTCGCTCGTTGATGCAATGAAAGACTTATCAGTTTCAAGTCGCACAATTTCAAAAGTTTTAAAAGGGCGCGGCTATGTAATTGGCAGGAGTGCTGTAGATAATTGGCGACATGCTAATGTTGAAAATTTTGAAACTAGAAGCAACAATTATATTGGGGGCAAATAATGTCATTGTCAAAAGATTTAAAATCAGCAATGAATCGCAACTCCCCAGAATGGCCAGTAGTAAAAAGAGGCCCGTCAATAAAACTTCCTACAGTTGCAACTGTTAAAAAAGAAAAGTCGCAGTTTAAAACATGCGTAGTTTTGCCAGATATGCAATGTGGTTATTTCAGGGATGTAAACGGCAATTTTGTTGCTATCCATGATGAAATTGCAATTAATTTGGCTGTTGAATTTATCAAAGAATCAAAGCCAGATGTGATTGCAATGAATGGAGACAATGCTGACTTTGCAGAATTTGGAAAGTACAGACTAACTCCTGCTTATCAATTGACAACACAAAAAACAATTGATTATTTAACAACGCTTATGGCGCGCCTTCGCGCAGCATCTCCACTCGCTGAAATTGTTTGGCTTGAGGGAAATCACGAAGCAAGATTAGGAAATTATATTCTTGATAATGCAAATGCTGCTTTTGGTTTGAAGCGTGGGAATATCCCAGACTCATGGCCAGTTATGTCGCTTCCTTATCTTTGCAGATTTGAAGAATTTGGTGTTAAGTATTTGCCAGGATACCCAGCGTCAACATATTGGGTTAATCGCAAGTTAAGAATTATTCACGGACATAAAGTCGCATCTGGCGGAAGCACTGCTCATAAATATCTCGCAACAGAAAAGACTTCAGTTCTTTATGGACATATCCATCGCCGCGAATGGGCAGAGCGAACCCGCCAAGATTGGGATGAAGATAAAACTATTCTCGCCGCATCTGCAGGATGTCTTGCTCGCGTGGACGGCGTCGTGCCAAGCACAAAAGGCGGGACCGACCTCGACGGACGCCCAATCCCATGTACGGAAGATTGGCAGCAAGGAATTGCTGTTGTGCACTATGTTGCTGGAGATGGTCCATTCCATCTAGAACTTGTTCCAATTCACAATGGTTCTATGTTCTATCGCGGAAAGACATACAAGGCAGACAAGAAAAAATGACAGAGGGTCGCGACCCTCTTGAAAGCCAGATGAACCTGCGCTTTCCAATGATTACTATTTCTGTATCCTACGAAGACCGAGATGAGCCAATCCATGTTGATTTAGGCTCAATACCACCATTTGTTGCTGTTTCTGTATTTGAACGCATACTAGATGCGATGAGCAATATTGCAGTGGGCCCAAAAATTACATTCAAAGGCGATGTAATAGCCAAGCCCTTTATGGCTTCTGATGTTACATTCCAAGACCTATTGGACATGTTTGGTCAAAACGAAGACGAAGAAGACGAAGACAATTAAAAATAACCTAACCCCTGCTTGACAAACTAGCAAACAACAAGCATAATATTTAATACGAGGTGCTTACCTTGTGTCCGAAGTTCCACTATTACTCAAAAGGAGTATATCACTATGGCTACAGATAGCCGTTTAAAGGAACTCAAGTCAGCCCTCCGTGCAGTTCTTGCAGACAACGATGCAATCGTTGACCATGCAGGCGCTACCCGCGAAGAAGGCGGACCTGAAGTTCAAGTACAAGCAAAGCATGTTGAAGCATTCCGAGGCAACCTCGCAAAGGCACGCGAAATCCGTGCTGAAATTGAGGCCTTGGAAGGCATGGGCGAAATTCGCTCATGGGCTGAAGGCATGACCGCACCAGTAGCACAGACCAAGTCTGGTTTGATTGTTCCACAGGGCTCAAAGAGCCTCGGCGAGCAGTTCGTTGAATCAGATGAGTTCAAGGCAATTGCTGGTGGTAAGTCTGGTTACACGATGCACGCACCATTCCAAGTAAATGGTTCGTTCTCGTCACACTGGGGTCGCAAAGATGTCTACACAGGATTGCCATCAGGCACCCCTACAGACTTCGGTACGCCACAGCGTGAAGGCATCATCGAGCGTCAGAAGCGCACTATGCGCGTACGCGAACTCTTCGATGTACAGCAGACGAACAGCAACATGGTTGAATACTTCCGTGTTTCTGGTTTCACCAACAACGCATCGACAGTTGCAGAGCGCAACGACGCAAACAACGCCTTTGGTGTAAAACCACAGTCGTCAATGACCGTCGTTGGTGTTCAGGCTCCAGTTCGCACGATTGCTCACTACGAAGTTGCTCACCGCAATGTGTTGGACGACGAGCCAACCCTTCGTGGAATTATCGACAACGAACTGTTGTACGGACTCCGCTTGGTAGAAGATGACCAGATTCTTAACGGAAACGGTGTTGGCCAAAACCTCACTGGTATCCGTTCGACTTCTGGAATTCAGACCTCTGCTTGGTCAAGTGGTGTTGCAAACGACACCCGCCTCGATGCAATTCGTCGTGGTATCACCAAGTCGTTGCTCGCTTACTACGAGCCAACAGGCATGATTGTCCATCCAAACGACCTTGAAGACATCGAACTCTCAAAGGATGCAAACTATAACTACTTGATGGTTATGTCGGTATCGATGGGTGCAGATGCTCGCTTGTGGCGTTTGCCAATCGTCAGCACGCCAGCAATCACCGAAGGCAAGGTTCTCCTTGGTTCATTCGGTGTTGGCGCAACGCTGTACGACCGCATGGAAGGCAACATCCGCGTTTCCGAGCAACACAGCGACTTCTTTGTTCGCAACGCAGTTGCAGTACTTGCTGAAGAGCGTATTGCACTTGCTGTTAAGCGTCCAGAGTCGTTCGTCGAAGTTACCCTCGACAGCGCACCTGCCTGATAATTACAGTCAGAAAAGTGAAAAGCCTGGGCTTCGGCCCAGGCTTTTTGCTTTGTGCTAACATGTTTGCATGTCACAAATTGTAGTAATCGCTCCACGCGATATTTACGAGAACATCGAAGGCAAGAGTGTGAAGGTTGTCCGTAAGGGCGAGCGCATTAGTGTCGAAGATGCAATGCGATATAAGGTCATGCCTATCTCGGTAAATGACCCATTCGCTACAGAAACAAAGTAATCCGTGGACAGCCTGGACCCAAAGAAATTTGGGTTGAACGACGATATAGATTTTGCTGCGTACTGGGTAAAGGACGAACCTTTTCTTAGCCTAAAAAACGCAATGTATGAACTAATCCAAGATGATAAAGATTTTCAATACGACTATCCATACGATGCAATTTTCAATCAGGTATGTGCAAGTGGTTTAATAAAACAAGCCCATACAAGTGATTCCCTAATCGAGGTCAGGTATGGATGGGAGCCGCTGGATTCAAGTAGCGTAATCATGCACTCCTGTAGGGGTTATGTGGTTCACCCAAGGATTTATTTTGAAGGCAACAATGCTGGCTTTTTGCTTGAGATGGAAGAGGATGATGCGGAGCCAATAATTTGCTTCTTTGAATACCGCAAGATTTTCTGGGTTGCCCCAATCCGATAGACCCTCTAAAAACAATGGTGTAATGTGTTTTTATGGCAATTTTGAATTACGCTGACCTTGCTCGCGCAATGAACAAGACTTTTACTGCTGGTGAGCAGGCTGCGGCTTCAACTATTCTTTCTGGCCTGGAATCAGAAATTTCGTATTTGCTGAATCGCCCTCTGAACCCAGTTCGCATTACAGACGAAAAGCACATGCTTGAGCCTGGACAGCGCCAGTTATTTTTACGCAAAGCCCCAGTACGAAGTGTTATCTCATTCAGTATTGGATTGATTGATAATGCATCGGCAACATACACAACCCAAAATATTTATGACTTTGATGTTTACCCTTGGGGAATTGACAATGTTCTGATTGCTGGGCTTGGTTATCAGGCTCTTGTAACCTACAACGCTGGCATGCTCGATGCTGATGCATCAGCACTAGAGCGAGTAATTCTTTCTGCTGCAACACGAGAAATGAGCAAGGTCCTGATTGATGCTCAAGGCATGGAGCGTCTTAAGGTTGAAGGAACTGAGTACTTCTTCGAGCCAACCCCTGGCGGTGGATTCACCGACCAAGAAGTAAAAAATATTCTTCGCTACAAGCGCAGGGTTATTAGGTAGACCATGCGCGGCGCATTTGAACAAATTACTGTTCGGCGCAAATCATCTGTGACTGTAGATGCAGAGGGCGTTTGGACACCAGTATTAAGTGATGTAACCTATAAGGGTTCAATCCATCAAAAATTTACAGAGGAAGGTCAGCCTTCTGATTTAGGTAAATATGGAGAAAGACGGAGTTTGGTAGTAAGACTTCCAAAGCAAACTTCTGTAGTCAGCAATGACCAGATAGTTATAACTGGATACCACGATAGTATGGATGGTGTTTACGAAATTGAAGGTTTGATTTATACGCATACTCATTTGAGACTAGAAATACGAAGGACGCTTTTAAATGAGTAAGAGAATGAAATCGATTGATAACCTGATGTCTCAGGTTGATAAAAGGATTGCAAGCGCAATTAATGCTGGCATCGCTGGAAACTTTTATACCGCCCAAGAACTCGCTCGTCAGGGCGAGCAGGAAATTAAAAAAATTATTGACCACCCTGGTTCATACAAAACATACGGAAGCACTAAAAAACAAAGAATGTCCAGTCGGCCTGGGGAGCCACCGTCTGCAGACCCGAGCGGACCATTGTATAAATCTATATATTCACAAACACTGAGCAAGGTTGGAGATAACCCAGCACGGGCGGTTTTCGGCTCAAAACTAAAGTATGCAAGATTTCTTGAGTATGGAACTGAGCGCATGGCACCAAGGCCATTTGCTAGGCCAGCACGAGAAAATATTGCTTTAGGAGCAAGGAAAACAGTTGCCAATGCTTTTACTTACTATATGTACAAAAGGTTCAAGGGCATGAAGCCATTGAATGTAACAATCAAGGTCGGTGAATAGTCATGGCTTCAGTTGGAGGTTCAATTCGCACCCGTTTGCTCGCCGCAAACCTTGCTGGGATAACTGGAATCTTTCGAGATTTTGCTCCACCAAATACAGCAAAACCATACATTACATACAGCGACGAATTGCGAAATGTACCAGAGATAATCGGCGATGGTATTGTAAAAACTCGACGAAGAATGGTCCAGTTTGATTTATGGCAAGATAGGGCTTCCGAGAATACATCTCTGGTCGACTCTATGGTTTCAGCACTTGATGGACTTGGTCAATTCGATTCAGATGTATATATCTACAGGCTTAGGGTTTCTGATATACAAAGGATAGTATCATTAGAGGACAATGTAGTTCATCATGCACTAACGCTTGATGTGTTTCAGAAGGCGTAATCATGGCTTTTACACTTATAGCAGTTACTGGCACATACCTATTGCCTACTGGATTGCCAGCGAGTGGCTCCGTTTCGTTCACCCTTACCGCCCCGATGCGCGATGCCGTATCAGATGTAACCATTACCCCGCAGGAGCAGGTAGTAGCCCTAAACGCAAGCGGCTCAATATCAATAAATCTCTATGCCAACGATGACGACTCAACAGTCCCAGATGGCGTCACATATGAAGTAAATGAGCGCCTTAATGAGACTGGGTACAACAAGTATTTTTTCACCCTAAACAGCAACTCCCCCGACGGAACTTTTGACCTTGCTGATGTTGTCCCAAATACAGAGCCGATAGTCACATTTAACTATGCCACTAAGGAATATGTGGATAGTCGAATCGTTGGAGCAGTCGGCATTGCTTTCACCCCGACTAGTGAAATAACATCAACGACGGTTCAGGGAGCAATTGAGGAGGTGCGGGCAAAATCAAAATATGTCCACACCCAGGCATCTGCCGCGACAACATGGTCGATAACGCATAACCTTAAATTTTACCCAAATGTCTCAATTGTTGACTCTGCCCTTTCCCATGTAATTGGAGAAGTAACCTATATCGACGAGAATAGCCTTACGGTCTCGTTTACAAGCGCGTTCTCTGGAAAAGCCTTTCTTTCTTAAATACCTTCGCACACTTTCAGTATAAAAAAGCGTATTCTTAGGGGTGCGCGCACCCGCTATGGAGGTTTTTAGATGAAATTCGTAACAAACTTAGACCTTAATCAAAATCAACTGATTAAGGGTACTTTTGAAGTATTGGCAAGCGAGCCAAATACTAACCTGTTTGACGGTCGATTGATTTTTGATAGTACCGAAGGCGTTGTCAAGGTTTACGATATCACTGCCTCTGCATGGCGCAAGATGGTCACTGGTGTAACTTCTGCTGGCGCACAGTCTTCAGCACTCACAATCAATGAGGCTAATGGTGTAGTTTCAATCACAGCCAATCTTGCAAGTGCAGCAAGTGCTGGTTTGATGTCTGCATCAGACTTCTCCAAGTTGGCAGACGCAGCCTCAGAGGCAACCGCGAGTAAACTGGTAATCCGTGATGCCAGTAGCCAAGCAAAGTTTGGAACACCAACAGACGCATCACATGTGGCAACCAAGGGCTATGTTGACTCAGCCCGCTCTGGCTTAGATGTTAAGCAGTCTGTACGCGCTGCCACAACCGCAACCGTAAACCTCTCCACTGATGTAGATGACGGAAGCATTATCGACGGCGTAACCCTTGCAACTGGTGACCGAATCCTTATCAAGGACCAGGGCGCTGGTGGAATTGCCCATGCTGATAACGGCATTTATACCGTCAACGCATCTGGAGTACCAACACGAGCAACTGACTTTGATTCTGATGCAGAAGTAACTCCTGGTGCCTTTACATTCGTTGAAGAAGGTACTGCAAACGGCGACTCTGGATATGTCGTTGCCACCAATGGTTCAATCACGGTTGGTTCAACTGCAATTCTATTTACACAGTTCTCTGGTACTGGTCAAATTACTGCTGGTGACGGTATGTCGAAAGATGGCTCGACCCTCAATGTTAATGACGACGATGTAACCATCTATGTTGACGGAAACGATGACCTTGCTGTCAAGTCTTCAGCAACTGCTGGTCAAGTTCTTCGCTCGGTTGGTTCAGGAACCGCTGCTTGGGGTGCTCTAGACCTTGCTGATTCAGATGCCGTAACTGGTGCTTTGCCAATTGCAAATGGTGGTACTGGTTCAACAACTGCCGCTGATGCCCGCGTCGCTCTTGACCTTGAAATCGGTGTTGATGTTCAGGCTTACGATGCAGAACTTGCAGCACTTGCTGGTCTAACTTCTGCTGCTAATAAACTTCCATACTTCACTGGTTCTGGAAGCGCATCAGTTGCAGACTTCACCTCAGCAGCGCGTGCACTTTTGGACGATGCAGACGCATCGGCAATGCGAGACACTCTTGGTCTTACAATTGGAACCAATGTTCAGGCCTATAGCGCAGCGCTTGCAGCAGTTTCAGCAAGCACCTATGTTGGTGACGACAGCATCACAACACTGGGAACAATTACTACTGGTACATGGAACGGCACAGATATTGCCGTCGCAGACGGTGGTACTGGTGCTTCAACTGCAGCAGATGCACGAGCAAATCTTGCAGCAACAACATCGGGGACAACAAGCCCACCGACTCTTGCCAGAATTGCAAAGCAGGGAAACACGGCACATACTGGTGGAGTTTCAACAACTACAGTGACCCACAACTTTGGAACCACTGATGTTATTGTTCAGGTTTACGAAGTTGCCAACAGCAACGCAACAGTAATTACTGATGTGACCCGACCTAACGGAAATACTGTCGTTGTTACGATTAACGGAGCAGTAGACAGCAACGAATTCACCATTGTTGTAACAGGATAATATAAACAACCCTGCGGGGTTCATACAAGAGATTGACTGAGGTCATGGCTCAAAAATTTACAGTACCAGTAACTATTAAGAACCTGTCATCGGCAGGCTCAGATGGTATTACTGTATTTCTTGACCAAGAATCTTTTGCAAGACTTAAAGTAGAAGCAGGCGGGCGCATCACATGGGGTGCTGGCGCTGGCGCTGGCGATACAAACCTATATCGCGACGAAGCCAATGTCCTGAAGACGGACGATACCTTCAAGGCTGCTGGTTTGTTTGTAACTGGTACACAGATTGACCCAACTGGCGCAACTGTGGGTGACGCACTTGTATTCAATGGGACAAAGTTTGTTTCTGCCTCGGTTGCTGCTGGAGGCGCTTCTCTGATTGTGTCCCCAAGCGCACCAGAAGGAGCAGAGGAAGGCGACCTTTGGTTTGAATCCGACACGCTCCAGACATTTGTTTACTACGACTCAAATTGGGTTCCAGTTGGCATCACGAGCGTTAACTCCCTAGATGATATTGGAGATGTTTCCCTATCCTCTCTAACTTCTGGTCAGATATTGGTCTATAATGGCTCGGCATGGGTTAATCAGGATAATACTGCTGCTTTATTTGATATTGACGGCGGCACAAATTTTGAAGAGATTTTTGAAGCAGAACTTACAAATATGGTTGAAGCGGTTTATGACGGAGGAGTGTTCTAGTGAGCGTTAAAATTCAAATCAAGAGGGCTAATGCCTCTGCGTGGACCGCTGCCAACCCTACCCTTGCCGCTGGCGAATGGGGAATGGAACTAGATACTAAAAAATTAAAATTAGGCACTGGCGCGCTTTGGAACTCGACTGACTATTATTCTGAAACCCTAACCCTTAATTCGGTCGGCGATGTAACTATTACTAGCCTTCAAAATGGCGACTTCCTCCGCTATAGCAGTTCTGCTTCAGCCTGGATTAACGACCCAGTAAACCTTTCTACCGACACGGTCGGAGACTATGTCCAGAGTCTGGTTGCTGGAACTGGCGTCACCGTAACAAACAACTCTGGAGAAGGAACAACGCCGACAGTTGCTATCGGTCAGGCTGTTTCTACATCGTCGAGCGTTACATTTGCCCATGTCTCTGCTCCAGTCACTGGGAATGTAACAGGAAATTTAACTGGAAACGCCGATACTGCCGCAACACTTCAAACACCACGAACAATATCCCTCTCGGGAGATGTTTCAGGTTCTGTTTCGTTCAATGGTTCAGCCAATGTTGATATTGCCGCCACCGTACAACCAAATAGCGTTGCGCTGGGCACAGACACAACTGGCAATTATATGTCAGACCTTACGCAGGGAACTGGTGTATCGATTACACATACCCCAGGCGAAGGTTCAAATGCCACCATTGCAATCGGTCAAGCAGTTGGAACATCCTCTTCTGTTCAGTTCGCATCCGTCACTGCTCCTCTGACTGGAAATGCATCAACGGCTACAGCCCTTGAAACTGCCCGTAATATTTCTCTTACTGGAGATGTCTCTGGCTCGGTTTCTTTCAATGGAACATCAGATGTTTCAATCTCTGCCACGGTTCAGCCAAATAGCGTAGCCCTCGGAACCGACACCACAGGAAACTATGTAAACGATTTGACCCAGGGAACTGGAGTCACCGTAACCCATACACCAGGTGAGGGC